AACTGGCGGCCGCTGCATCGCTCTTTCAACACCCAACGGCGTTGGTAACTGGTTTCACAAAACGTGCGTGGAGGCCGAGGCAGGAACCAATGCGTTTAATATGACCACTCTAATGTGGGACGTTCATCCCGATCGTGACCTGATATGGTATGAAAAAGAAACCCAGAACATGTCGACGCGCCAGATTGCACAAGAACTCGAATGTAACTTTAATGTTTCAGGAGAGACGGTGATTCATCCGGACGACATTATACATTATCTGGAAAATACCGTAGAGCCTAAGTATCGCAGCGGCTTTGATCGCAACTATTGGATTTGGGAAGAGTATCAGGAAGGCGGCTCCTATTTGCTAGCGGCCGACATCGCTCGGGGAGACGGCCAAGACAATTCGGCCTTTCATATTTTTAAACTAGACACCCTAGAGATAGTAGCAGAATATATTGGAAAACCAAATCCTGATGATTACGCCGACATGCTTTATAATGCAGGCAAAGAATACGGCACGTGCATGATTGTTGCCGAAAACAACAATATAGGATTTGCTGTCCTTAATAAGCTTAAAGACAAAGGATATAATAATATATATCATTCTACAAAGTCCACGCATGACTATGTCGATCCGGTCCAGGCTCAGTGGATGGCGAATGTGATACCCGGCTTTACTACCTCGGCCAAAACAAGGCCCTTGGTGATTGCCAAGATGGAAGAGTTTATGAGAAACAAACTAATTAAGATTAACTCTAATCGGCTGTTATCAGAGATGAAAACATTTATTTGGCACAACGGGCGCCCGCAAGCAATGAGATCATATAATGACGACCTGGTGATGTCGTTCGCGATCGGTTGTTGGGTAAGGGATACGGTATTGGTGGAGAACCAAAAATTAATAGAATATAATAGAAATGCTCTGTCGTCTATCTCTACCTCTTCAAAGAAAATGAGTGTTACAGTGCCAGGAATGATAGGCCACAAGCGTCGCACCGAAGAGAGACGAACAGAAGAAGCTCAGAAGTTTAATGAGCAATACTTAGGAATTATTAAAGGATAAATAAATGGTAGATCCCAACGACCGCAACAACCCACGCAACCCTGCGTCTCCCCTCTTTAAGAGGTTAACTCGGCTCTTCGCAGGGCCACTTATTAACTATCGGGCCCAGTTCACGCGTGAAGAACGTCGATCGGCACTGGATAAATATCAGTATCGCTTTAAAAGCCTGAGCGGCCAACAGTTCAAGCGCTCTGCTGACAACCTCTCACGCAACTATAATATGCTTACGTCCGCAGCAATGCGGAATCAGAACCGCGCTGAGCGTTATATCGATTTTGATCAGATGGAATATATGCCCGAGATTGCTTCCGCCTTAGATATTTATGCTGATGAAATGACCACATCTAATGAGTATAATAAGCTCATTAAGATAGACTGTCGGAATGATGAGATTAAAACGATTCTTGAAGCGCTCTTTTATGATGCACTTAACGTTGAGTTTAACTGCTTTGGGTGGGCTAGAACAATGTGTAAGTATGGAGACTTCTTCCTCTATTTAGACATTGACGAGGTATTGGGAGTTAAAAGCGTAATCGGACTGCCTTCCAACGAGGTCGAAAGGCTGGAAGGGCAAGACCCTACGAACCCCAACTACGTTCAGTATCAGTGGAACTCGGCCAATATGACGTTTGAGAACTGGCAGTGTGCACATTTTAGAATCTTAGGCAATGATAAGAACGCCCCATACGGAACCTCAGTCCTTGATCCGGCGCGCCGCATTTGGCGCCAGCTTGTCTTAATTGAGGACGCAATGCTGGCGTATCGCGTTGTGCGCGCCCCGGAGCGTCGCATGTTCAAGATCGACGTTGGCAACATACCTCCGCAGGATGTGGAACAATATATGGAGAAGGTGAAGACTTCTTTAAAGAGAAACTCGCTTGTGGATGCAAACAGCGGTCGCGTTGATCTGCGTTATAATCCCCTCTCGGTTGAAGAAGATTATTTTATTCCCATCCGCGGCGGCGTAGGCTCCGACATCACTACCCTTGCAGGCGCTTCTCAGCTTAATGATATTGATGATGTCAAATATATTCGCGATAAACTCTTCTCAGCCATTAAAATCCCCCAGGCATATCTTACCATGACCGAGGGCGCAGGTGAGGGGGACACCACGCTGGCCCAAAAGGATATTCGTTTTTCACGTACGATTCAGCGTCTCCAGAGAGCACTTCTTTCAGAGCTAGAGAAAATTGCTGTGGTGCACTTGTACACATTGGGGTATCGAGGACAAGACTTGATTTCGTTTAAGATAGCTCTAAACAACCCATCGAAGCTAGCTGAGCTACAAGAGATAGAGCACATCCGCACCAAGTTTGATCTTGCGAACAACGTGGTGGAAGGGATGTTCAGCAAGAACTGGATTGCAAAGAACATTTTACGCATGACCGACGAAGAGTTCTTGCGCAACCAACGTGAGGCTTTTTATGATAGGAAGTATCAGGCTGCGCTTGACGCGGTTACAGAGGCCGCGGCCGCTGACACGGCGGGCGGAGGCCTAGGAGGAGATCTAGGCGGAGACCTAGGAGGAGATCTAGGCGGAGACCTGGGGGGTGATCTCGGCACAGAAGAGCTGGATGCCGGAGCCGAAACCGAGACGCCGGAGGCAGGGGGGGAAGAGTCATCTCTCCTAGCGTCACCCGCACGCCGCGAAGATAATCCCACTCCCGCCAGCTTAGAACCGCAAGCAAAGGGGAAGAGGCATTATTCTAAAAAGGATGATACGCGAAAAACCAACAAGGCGGGCCCAACGACTCGTAAGTTAAAGACAAGACCACGCACATCCCGTCGCGATGTCTTTCCCGGAAACAAGCTTTTAAATATCAACACACTTTATGAGGAATATGAATCTACTTATACTGATGCTGATGAACTAAAACTACTTGAGAACACCAAAGATATTCGTAAGCTAATCACAGAACTCGAATCTAAAGAAGCGGAGGCCAAGATCAGTGAGAGTAAAGCACAATAAAAAAAGAAACACCGCATTTCTCTATGAGGTGCTCGTTAAAGAGCTAACCAAGTCCATTGTTGACAAGAAGGGAAAGCAAAAGAGATTCGTCTCGGCCCTCATAAAAGAATCTTTTGGGCCCCACACTGTACTGCGGAAAGAACTAGAGTGTTATTCAGCGCTGCTAGATACAACGGATTTGGAGCTACACGTTGCCGCCAAACTTGTGCACGAGACAAGGAGCGCACAGTCACAACTAGATAGTAAAAGAGTATTTGATGCACAAACTAGGATTATTAATAAGATTAACAAGACCCTCTCGCAAGACGCATGGGATACATTTGTTCCCAACTTTAAGTCGTTAGCTACGATTGCTTCCATTTTTAACCCCGCCACTCCGGTTAAACAAAGAGTCCTACAAGAGGACCTACTTATTAAAATGATGCACTCTCCGCAAAAAATCGAGGAGAATAAGCTGCAGTCTATCGACAATATCGTTTATCGATCGTTTGTGAAAAAGTTTAACGAACAGTACACCGGGCTCCTGGCCGAACAAAAAGATTTACTAGGGAAGTATATTGCCTCGTTTGCAGATAACGGCCTAGAACTCAAGCTGTATCTAAATGAAGAAATCGGCCGCTTGAAAAAAGAAGTCGCAGCTTCTCTCAAAATGCAGGAGATATATAGGGACGACCGGATGGTTGAGAAGACTAAAGAGGTAATTGAAACCCTTGATGGCTTCAAGACGGCCGCACCTACTCAGGCTGTTATCTCCAAAGTATTAAAGATTCAAGAGCTTGTGCGAGAAATAAAGTCCGATGATTAATATTAAGATTGGAGGCCCGCAGGCCCGCGTTGAACTACAGGCGCGCCGTACATTAGAAGGCAATCTTCTGATAATGGACCACGATCTGATTGATATTGTGCTGCTGCCAGAAAGCAGCAAGCTTATGGCTTTTCCCAAGAGCCAATCGGTTGAGGATTGCTATAATACTCAAACACGCCTTTTCGATTTTCTTAGCGACAAGGGGGTTGTTGACCGCGCAAGCGTCCAGGGAGGCAATATCTTTAGCTCTCTAGAAGCTGTTATCCCGGAGAGCAAGCAGGCCAATGGAATGCAGGCGGCCGTTTTTATTATAGCTGAATTTATTGCCGACGAAGCCGATGCTATGAAGACCGCGGAGACTTATGAAAAGAACCTGGAGCAATACTTTACCGCTCCCTCCGATCGAGACTCGACAGAGCTTGGTGAAGTGCCCCAGCAAGCCCAGAAGGGCGCGATGGTGCCTGGATATTATTATATTCCACTTCGCTACAAGATGTAATGCAAGTTATAATGTGGCCCGTACTTGAAAGTGTGGTGCTTTTTGTTCTTTGTGCTTATGGCCTTACTCAACTCCTCTGTTTTTCGAAGATTTTAGATCGCATTAGGCCTAAACATTATTTTTTCTCTTGTCCTATGTGCATAGGATTTTGGGTTGGCGTTTTTCTATGGGGAATTAATAACTATACGGAACTATTTATGTTTGATAGCACGAGTCTCACAACAGGATTTTTGCTTGGCTGTTTAAGTTCGGGTACTTCATATGCTTTAAATATGATTATCTGTGACGATGGCATACAAATAGGAAGAGGAGAACGACATGACTAAATGGATGTTACAACCGGTTCGTCGATGCTGTAAAGGTAGTTGACTATTTAAGAGGATAATAAAATGACACGCAGAAAAAATGTAAAACGAATAGATCCAAGATACTTTTTGGCCGAGACAGTAAATCGTAAGGAGAGGGGCGACCTCAAGGAAATCGATTACACCCGGCCCGACGCACCAGATCCGGATATAGAACCAGATCCAGATGTTACTCCCGGAGACCTTCTGGATAATATTGCTGACGCCGAAATCGATTACACCTGGGCCGACGCACCAGATCCGGACGAACCAGATCCAGATGCGCCAGTCGTTGGTCGGACTGATCAGAGCACTCCGTACTTCAGCGCTGACGCCAAGGCCGAGCACTTCTGGTCGAGTGACCCAGACGATCCTCGTACGGGATTTCCAGAACCGGATGTGAGGATGCGACTCCGAAGCCAGACCCCGGAAGAAGATCCTGATGCCTCCTCCCCGCAGCTTGCCGCAGACCCGCGCTACCGTCTCCGA